GCTTTGGCGCATCCTTCAAGCGCACGGGGGGGGGGGCTGCCAGATGACGTTCGCGTTGTGTTCGCCAACACCGGGAAAGAAATGCCTGAAACGCTGAATTTCGTTCAGGAATGCTCAGAACGCTGGAGCGTGCCGATTACTTGGATTGAGTACCGCCCAAAGACTGAGGAAGGCAAGCAGGAGGCGGTTGTGGATTGGCACACCGCCAGCCGCAACGGAGAGCCATTTGCAGCCCTTATAGCGGATCGAAAGTACCTCCCCAACCCTGTCGCTAGGATTTGCACGGTGGAGTTGAAAGTTAGGGCCATGCACAGGCACATAAAAGAGTCGTTTGGCTGGACTGAGTGGACTTCGTGCATTGGGATGAGAGCAGACGAACAGCGGCGTGTAGCCAAGCTGAAGAATACGTTTGAGGGAAGCCATGAAGAAAGAATCGCTCCTTTGGCTCAAGCCGGGTTAACTGTCTCTGACGTTAGCAAGTTCTGGGCAAGCCAGCCATTTGATTTGCGGTTGCCGAACATGAATGGCAAGACGATGCACGGCAACTGCGATCTATGTTTCCTGAAGGGTGCAAAGCAGATTTACGCCCTAATCAGAGAACAACCTGAGAGGGCCGTGTGGTGGATGGAGCAAGAGGAGCGCATCTTGACTATCGGCGTTCATTCAGCACCAGGAACGGCAACCTTTAGGAGCGACCGGCCTTCATATAAAACGATGTACGAAAACGCGCTGTCACAAGACGAACTATTCAAGTTTGACGACGAAGCATTGGAGGATTGCTCATGCACGGATTAAAGGATGATGGCTCCCCTGCCCCAACATGGCCCACAAAAATCTGCGGCCCCAACCTTGTTGAGGTGCTGAACGCGGCAGGGTTTTACCAGAAAAAAGAATGGGTAGGGCTGACATACCAAGAAATTTTTGAGATTGAAAACGGCGTTCCAGACAATGTTATTAGTGATCGCGATTGGACTGTTTACTTTGCCAAAGCCATCGAAGCCAAACTCAAGGAGAAGAACGGTGGATAACGAAGATGAAGGAGCGCAATTAACGCGGCGAGAGGAGAACCGAGAGTTGATTGCCAAGCACAGGGCAACGGTTGAGCCTCGCGGATGCCCGACACCGGGGGCGTGTTCTGCTGTGGAAGAACTCGCCGACCTCAAGCAGCGCCTCCTGCCGCAGTATCTTGGCAGGGCGCAGAGGGCCGAGCACCAACGCGATGCGCTGTTGGAGCAGTTGATTGCGGCGCGAAAGACTATTAATCAAATCAAGCTAGAGTGGGAACCGCCCCCGTCCGCAACGGCAGCAACAGATCGCCCTGACTGGGCGAGACAACTCCCCGGCGCGGAACTCTACGATCGCGATCACGGCTATGACCGCACCGCAAGTCTCAGCGCAGGGCATTACGTCTGCACCTGCGCGGCGGGGCGCGTGTTGCATGAAAAAACCTGCGCCACGCGCCGCCCTGACGCACGGGAGCCACGCTGATGCAGGATTTAGCGCAGCGCCGACTAGACGCAGACAAACCGCGCCCGTTCAAATGCGCTTGCGAGCACTCCAAGCAGGCGCACGATTCGGGAGTAGCGTTTTGCTGGCTGTGCCAATGCAATGCGTTTCAGGAAGTAAAGGCGCACAACAGCAACAGGAGAAATCATGAGACCTAACGTCTGGCCTTACGACCAACCCGAACAAAAGCGCCCCGATGCTGCGACTCTGGATAAGATCGATGTGCCGCGCCGAGTGGTGTGTGCGGCGTTACGCCGTCGAGACACGATCATCTGCGGCCCACGCCACTGGGATTCGATCTGCCGTGGCACCAGCAAAGACGGATGGGAGCAGGGTTTTGTTGACCAGAAGGGAATATTCCTGACCCGTGAGGAAGCGTGGATTGTCGCGCTAACCGCTGGACAAATCCTTCGGCGCTGTGGTGGCGATGAAGGGCGGCTGTTCAGTGAGAATCTGTACTGACATGGCCCCCACCCTGAAAGGCAGCGCGTGAAACCGTGGCCCGACTGGGCGCTCTGGACGTTGTTTATCCTGTGCCTGGTCGCCAGCATTGGCATTGCTCTATGTACATAAGGAACTAAAATGATTCTGCTAGGTGATACGCCATACATCGAATGTTTCGTGCGTAACGAATTCCTGTTTGACGAAAAGCGGGGCCACGGCGAATTTACGCCAGCGGTTGCCTTTGCGTTCCGCGCCGAGCCAGCGCGTGTACCCCTGTTCCAGGTCATGCTCAACAGCGGCGCTCAATGGGCGCGAGTTCCCATCCACATGATATGCAGCAAGCCCTGCGACCCTCTGCCGGTAGAGCAATCCTGCTGGTGGGATTCCTATGGGTACGAGTTCACCGTGATCGCGCTGCCGTTCCTGAAAAACCATGCGGTTACCGCGCTGGGCCGAGACGGTGAGATCCGCAAAGGCAACTACCTGTTTACTGTGGATTGGATGCAGACCGGCTGGAGCGAAACGCCAGATCAGCACAAGAACCACCATGTGATCGCGCTAGAGTCAGGGCCGTGGATTGCGTACCCGAACAACAGGTTGGTTTGGCACGATCTGTCGTGGATCACGCCAGCGCCAAATAAGGAGTGGCAGACTCCGACCCGCAGCTACTCGGTCGAGGGGCTGATTTGAAGATTAAAGAAATGGTCGTAATAAACCGGCGCTGGATCTGGCTCACTTTTTTAGAAGGTACAATTTTCGGGACAGGGGTTACGGTCGCCGTTTGTTTTGGAATCTACATATACAAAACAATGTTATGAGCAGACCCAAAAAATCAACAGTTACAACGCTCAAAGGATTTCCTAAATGGCTGCTCTTACCGCCACCGCCAAAGAAAGAGCCGCGCTTAATCGAACTGGGCATCAACAGCAAAGAAAGCTATTTTAACGTGCAAAGGGCGCGGTTAAAAATGCCCAAGATTTAGCTATTTTGTGGGGATCGAATTAGCCAGGAGTCGATCCTTGTTCTGTGACCCTTGCGTTGTCCCGAACCAGAAGCTAATGCAGCCCGTCCAGGCTGTACCCAGCGAACCAAGCATTATCATAATGGGCGGGGAGTCCACTACGTTGTTGTCGTGCATCATCCAACCAAGGATGCCGAAGAACCCTGCAGTCACCAAGTAAGTCAAAACAGTCGGCGTGGACGAATGCGTGGAAATCTGCATCTGACGAGCCGAGTCGCGGTCTTTGAACTCCAAATCAGCGTACTTGAACCCGCGTTCTTTTTCGTCGTTCTGGTACTGGAGTTCTAGCTTTTTGATTTCGGCAAGGTGTTCAGGAGTGATCTTGCCGTCTTCAAACGCCTTCGTGACGGTGTTCACCGTTGCGCCGTCCACGCCAATGATCTTGCCTATGGCTGCTACAGCTACGCCACCTAGAGGCCCGAGCAGGGCGCTTGCAAGGGTTGGAGCCAGACCTTTCAGTAGATCACCCATCACGCAATCCCCTGTGAGTAAGTTACCCGCCCACCAAGAAACGTAGCCGACAGCGCCATCTGGCGCGTAGCCGGGGCAAAGCTGATATGCACCCAAGTGCCTTCATAAATCAGTTGGTCGTATTTGATGTCGCTATTCAAGATCGCCTTGCAGATTTCAAGCGGTGTTCCAAACTTTGGAGCCGTAAAGTCAATTGCCCAACCTTCAGGATGTGCGCCTGTAGGTGAACCACCAATCGCCGCGTTTAGCTTGGGGCTGCGATACCACGATGAGACATGGATAGGCGCATCCAGAAACGCACGGACTTCTTCCATTCCGTCAGCAGCTTCACCCATGTTTGCCAGCACTTCAGGAGGCGGCGTATTGTCGATCCCCTTGCGCGTAGCAGTTTCGCTGTGGATTGCTTCTGCAAGCGTGAAATGTGCAGACAAGTTCATTTCTTTACTTGGTTGTAGAAGGAATATTTGCACCGACCGGATTAGGCGTTCCGACAGGGGCGGCTGAGAACGAACTAGTCCCGAAAGGAACGCGGTCATTAGTCCAAGGTGATTCGTTGATCGGGCCGTAGCAGTTGGCAAGCTGCACACCGTTTACTTTTTTGGCTTGTTTGTCGCACATCATAGCCCACTGGTTTGACATGCCGCCGCCCGGTTCAGTATTGGTGACAAACGTCCTTGGCGTCATGGTGACTACTGCCCAAGACGGGGCTTGTGGATATTCAGTAATAGTGGAAAACAAACTCCAAACCTTACCCGGCGGTGCCTTGCAGCTACCGCTCATCAGTTTGACGTTGGCAATTGCTTTACCCGTCAGTACAGGGCAAACCGCCATGCCTTCCTGAAACTCCTTACCTTCTATACGGATTATTTTGCCAGTAGGTACAGAACCGCTGGCGGCGCACAAGGCGAACTCGCCATTACAGATCATTAGGTCTGGGCCACCAGCAAACGCAGGGAATGATGCCAACGCTATCAAAATAAACTTAATCATTTTTCATTCCTTTTGTTCCAGAGTTCAAATATGGTTTTAATCTTTTCTTCCAGTACCGCAACTCTTAGGTCAATCTTTGACAGCACAATGATTAGCGTGATCAAGGCCAACAGGATGGGCCACGCTTTCACCAGCATATCAAAGGTGTCCACTACACTGCCTTAGTCACAAGGTGGAGCAGCAAAGCGATAATGAAACCCGCAATGGTAATGCCGATCTGCTCAATCCGTTTCAACCGGGCGTTGATGGTGTCGTAGCGCAGTTCACACACCGCCTCGTGCGAGGTCAGGCGAACGTCGAGTTCGTTGACGGTCGCCACTACTTATCCGACACAGGTTGAGTGGTCATGAAACGCAGCACGACGATTGCCACCGCAATGACCCCGCCGATGGCTGCTTGGTACAGAGGTTGCACGGGAATCTGGAAGAGAAAGCCCTGCGCTACGCTGAGAAGCGCGACGATGATGCCGAGCCAGACTGTTTTTGATCTAAGGATGTTCATGGGTGCGCGTCCTTATTCTTCTTTGACTACGGGTTTGGTCAGTTCTTCAATCCTACGCCCAGCCGCAGCCAGCAGCGCACGGAGATGCACGACCTCATTCAAGGCTGTGTCCCGCTGCATCTGGACGGCTTGCACAATGTCCTGCGGGTCGGTTTTCAGTTCTTCGCTCACGTTGTTTCCTTACGGGTGGGAGGATTTGTAAGATTGGAAGTCTGCTTGCAACGCGGCGAGGCGACCTTCATGCACTTTTAAGGCTTCGATTGCTACGGCGAGAACCGAGCGGTCGTAGTATCCCCACGGGCGCGTTTTACGGCTGACTTCATTCCCATCTGCATCCAGACTTACTTGATCTTCCGGGTCTGGTGCGGCTTCTGGCCCGATAGCACTTCGCACGTTCTGGGCGTAGAAGCCAAGCTGCCTGCCATCGCCCATGTTGGCTTCGGGCTTGCCGAAGTAATATCCCGGCTCCAGCGCCATCATCATCGGGATGGGGTCTGCAATAACTCCATCCTTGATTTTCAACCGCTCATCGGAAACGGAACTGATAACCCCCGCTGCGCTGAATGTCGCAGCACCCGCGCCATAATTGCTGAATGTTACAACCCCCGTCACGCCGAGGGTGCCGCCTATGGTCGTGTCGCCTGTTCCAGACATCACTTTAAAACGGTCGGTACTTCCAGCGCTGTTCACTACTTGCAACAACGGGTAGCCACTTACCGCAGCAGCAGGTTCAATGATCCGCACCGTGTACGGAGTTGCCGCAGTCGTGTTCGTGAACACCGCAACGAAGTCCCCGCCACCCGCAAAAGATGTCGTGAATTTCCCGCCAGCATTTATTACTCCCATCGTGCTGGTGCCCGTCACGCCCAAAGTCGTCCCAACCGTAGCCGCTCCTGCCATTGCTACCGTGCCAGAGGCGTTGATCGCCGCAGCGGTCAGGGTGCCTGTGGTCGTCGGGCTGGCAGACATCATTACGCTGCCGGTGCCGGTCATCGCGTTGGAGACAAGACCTTTCGATGCGTCCGAGAACACGGGCAAGGAGGCGGTGAGGCTGGATAGGATCGGCTGCGCCGTGAGCGTGGCGACTCCGGTGACAGCTAAAGTCGTCCCGACCGTCAGCGCACCCGAAACTGTCAAATTAGTGAAAGCGTTTGCGTTGATTAGTTGGAACCGCGTCCCGTCATACTCAACGATTGCCATCTGACCAGAAACTAAAGCGCCAGCAGCCAAAGCAACAGCACCTGTTCGCGTTACGGCTTTTGCACCAAGACCGTCAATGTTCAGCGTAACCGCAGTCGTATTAGTACCCGCAGCAACAAATGAGAATTGCTGCCCCGTTGCATAAGCTGTCAGCGTCTGCACCAGAGTGCCGGTAATCGTGTCAGCACCCGCAACCGTTATCAGCGTTGCGACAGGAGCGTTCTGAAGCTGCCCGAACTGCGCCGCGTCCGTAGCCGAGGTTCCAGCGCCCAGGCCGGTGAGCTTGAAGCCGCCCATCGGGATATTGGCTGTAGGAACGGTCTGCCCGTCCTTCGTCATCGCCGTAGTGAGTCCAGAGGCCAGATCCGCTGTGAGCGCGTTGAACGCGGTCGTGGTGATCGTCGTACCGGGGACAACAGGCTGACCCGCGCTATTGATGAGAAACGTACCGCTGCCGTTGTAGGACACTATCCACCTCCATTGATAAGGTATATACCTGAAGTTCCATTCATGTTTCTAGAATAAAAAGCGGGCATCATAGAAAATAATTTACCTTGGCTGTTGGGTTGCTGTACCCGCTTGAGATGCAAGCAAAGCAGCAAGTCTAGCTTGTTCGCTTGTCATTGGGATTTTGCTTGCTAACGCGGCTGCTTGGCTTACGCCTGGAAGCACAGCAGCCTTATTTGCTCCAGTTTGCAATAGATTTGCTAATTGGCCTGACCGATAAGCGCCTTCCCCTACCAAGCGCGGAGACATAAGCGGCAACGCCAAACCCATTGCTGGACTGCCCATTAAAGCGGCCCCCAATGTTGCAGGCGCACCCAATTGCCCAGTCAAGCCTCGCGGTGTCCACGAACTCATTGTCTGCCCAGCAATCGCTGGCATCAAGTCTGCATTGCCGCCTTGTTCTAATGCTTTTGCAAGATCAAGCCTGTACCCATAATTTGCATTGACGTTGTTTCTGCCTAGAGAAGTTAGCTTCCTTAGTGCAGTATCTGCTGATGCTTTTTGCCCTAAAGAAAGAGCACGTTCTATTTCTTTTTCAAGGCTAATCGCTTCCTCGTATGCTTTCATTGTTGAAGCATATTCTGGCGACTGTTTTACGATGGTATCTTTTACTGCATTTCGTACCGTTGTGATAACTCGTTGCGCTTGATTGTGTACTGGGCTTTCAGGATAAACAGCGTCGAGTCGTTGTTTAAGCGCATCCAACCCGGACGCAGTATGCGCGGATGGATCATCGCGCCATTCTTTGATAATTGATTTTACTTCTTTAACTTTTGCAGTTTCTGCCGTTCCTATTTTGGAGTGACCACCTTGCTTCAAGCTAGCAGTAACGTCATTTAACGCGGTATCAATATCGCCAAATTTTAGCGGGGTTGTGTCTGCCGCAGTTGTTGCAATGTTTGTTTTGTAGTCTTGCGACCTTGTTGCTCTCATATTAGCAAGAGCTTGCCGAGCTTGATCTAACACATCAGTTTTTGAAACACGGCCCGCTATGTTTTCCAAGAAAGTGGTGGTTCCTTCTTTACCAGCTTTGAACGCCGTCCCAACGTTTTCAGCGCCCACGCCGGTTGCCATGCCAAGACCTTGCTTAGACACTAAAGAAGCCGTTGGGCCAACCGCTTTTAAACCTTGAATTAATCCAGTTACGGGATTTGTAACATTTGCCGCTGTTGTTAACCCAGCCGCTATGCCGCCAGCGCGTGGCGCAATAGCAGCGCCGCCAGATAACAACATGGAAAGATCGCCAGCAACGCCAACGGGATCTTTCGCTAATGCTGTTTTAATACCGTCAACGCTGCCGTATCGTTCTTTGAAATGACCGCCCATTGCGTTTGCCGCATTTACGGCGCGATCTGCGGCCTCAGGATTTGCGTCAAATCTGTCTATAAAATCGGCAATAGGTTTTGGAACAATATTTTTAAGCGCACCAGCAGCTACATCGCCCAATGCTGAAGCTGTGTCTATTGGGTGCATAACAGCTTGCGTCATACCGCCAACAAAGTTCATCGCGCTTGATGGCAAATTTTTAATCATTTGCCCAGGAACATCAGCCCAAGACAATGGCTTGTTAGGTTGCTGCGATACAACTTTCCAATTGCTTGGCTGAGTTACAGACTCAGAAAGCTGACTTTGTTGCTCAACATTAGGTTGCTCAGCAGTTGGCGTTACGGATATTACTTTCCAAGAATCGCCCATTACTTCACCTGTACAGGTTTGCCATTTTGTAATGTCCATGACTGACCATTACCAAAATTGGTTGTTTTTCCTTCAACCAAAGAAGACAACGGTGGCATGGCAGTTCCTGCTTTAGAAGCATAATCAACAATAACGTTTTCTGGGTTTAATCCCATTCTTTTAGCCATACCTGTGTAACTAGCGGTCAATCTATCTGCTCCTTTCTTTTGCGATGTGTAAAGATTATCAGCTTCGCGGATAAAATCATTTCTTAATGAGTCAGGAAGCCTTTGACCGCTTATCACCCTTTGCATTGCGCCTTGTATGCGTTCACCAAAAGAACCAGAAGCCGCAGCAGCAGCAAATTCGCTTTCCCTTACAACAGAACCCGGATCAAGCAATTTAACAAAGCTATAAAGCAAAGACATATCGCCAGCGCCTGTTGCTGCAACGCTTTTTATTTTTTCGTGAGCGTCTTGGACTACTCTAAAATCTTTTGTTAAATTGTTATATTCATCACGCAAAGTGTTTTCATTTGCGCCTGTACCTTTAAGTTTTTCTGCCGCTGCTAAATCTAACAATTTTTGAGGAATTGGACGGTTATTCAAAGATTGCGAAACAACTTGTGTGCTGGCTGAATTATTTGCTGTAGAACCCAACGCCCCAGTTTTTGATGGTGCGGTCTGGGCCGCTCCTTGCGGAACCATAGCGCCCGGTTGCGGTGCAGCAGTCGGAACCACAGGCTGCGGTGCAGCAGCACCTTGTGTCGGCATTGCTTGCTGTGGAACCGCTCCTTGTGGGGCCACTTGCGGGACTTGCTGGGGAGCAATTTTTGGCGGCAATACTGCGCCACCACCACCTTTTAAGCCTGTGTCGTAAAACAACTGCGAAGCACTAATACCAAGCCGTGCTGCGTCATTTTCAAGGTTTGCGCGTTGATTTGCTGTCAAATTATAAAACGCACGGTCGGATAGTTCACGATCTTGTTTTAGTCTTGCGCCAGCATCAAACGTTCCGGTGGTGAATTGGTTCATTGGATTACTAGGGCCAAGGTCTTTGCGTTTGCCCGTTTCGCTTAATACATACCCAATGTAACCTGTTGGGCTTGTATCACTTTTTTCATGTATTGGCGTAGTGCCAAATTTTTCTTCTGTTGGCGCTGTAAAAACAACTTTTCCTTCTCTTGGGCTATAAAGACTTCCGCCTTTACTAACTTCCGTTAGTTTTTCTGGCCCCATCTGCGAAAGAAGCTGCGCCATTGCCATTTGCTGCGCTTCAGGAGTCTTAAATTGACCCATCATTTCAGGGTCAATTTGTCCTGCGCGACGAGCGGGAACAGCAGGAATGGCGGCTCCAGGCAACGGCGTACCGTAGTCTGCGGACTGCGCCATTTCTTCTGGCGCTATTTCTGCCATCCGTGCCGGAATTTCAGCCTGTCCAGCAACCGCAGGTGCAGAAAGCATTTTTGCAAGGTTAGTAAAATCAGACGATTGATCGCTGCGATACCGCTCTCCAAGAGCCTTCTGCTCCTCTAGCCCCTTTTCCTGCATCTGCATGGCAGTAAAGCCTTGCAGCATTTTGGCAAGGCCAGCCGTCACAGGACTCCGCGCTTCAATGCCCTTGTAGCTATATCGCTCAGTCGGCTGAAGCGATTGCGCTTGAAGCAGTTCAGCCATTTTCTGCTGCTGGGCGATCTTGTCCAGATCCGTTTGGTACGGACTCGGCAAGTTAAAAGCAACTGTAGGATTAGCCATTTTCAACCCTCAAAATTGACGTACTGCGAAGCGGGGTCGTACATCGTAGACCGATCTTCGACAGGGGCTTGTTGAAACTGTGAGCGTTTCATGTTCTTCATCATTTCACCCAGACTGCCCATCATTCCAGCAGATGAAGGAGATCCCATCGGCCCTTTGTATCGCTGATACGGGCTGGCTGAGTTCTGCAACAGCGCAGCCAGAGCCATGCGCTTTTCGTCTGGGTTGAAATTATAGGTTTCGTTCATTGCAGCATCCCGTAATCAACCTGCATAAATCCAGACGGGTGAACCGACACGGCATTCGGCATCACGCTCAGAACCTCGTCAGCCATCACGCCGCGCTCACGATTTCCGAATATGTCGTATTCGTAGATGCCGATCCCGAGCGGATGTGTGCCAACCTGTTCGATGTTTGACTTAAGTCGGCGGTCGCTAAATCCCTTAGCCGCCATTAGCCCAGCACCAGCGAGGTTGTACAGCCCTGCATTCTGCGCGTTTACGTTAGCGGATTGAATCCCGTACTGATCCATTGCCGCTTGTCCAGCAGCTTGAGCGCCCGCCATGACGGGAGCCGCAGCAATGTTGCTGCCTTGGTAGCCCTGAAACTGCGGCATCTGGATCTGCGATCCACCCATGAGTCCCGTGATCTCGTTCAGCGGCTGATTACGCAACGCAAGCTGTTGTTGCAGACTTTGCTGCTGTGCAGTATTGCCAAACTGACCACCTTGCAACAGTTGGTTAAATTGCTGGTTTTGTGCAGCAAGTGCGGCTTGTTGCTGCTGCAATGCAGCCTGCTGATTCTGAGTGATTGCTTGGTTGCCCAGTTGTTGCTGCGTAACATTTTGCCCGAAACCTTGCTGCTGGGCGGCAAGCTGGGCTTGTTGCTGAGATAATGCGGCTTGCTGGTTCTGACCGACTGCTTGATTCTGCAAGCCTTGCACACCCATATTTTGGTTGTAAAGTTGTTGGGCAGCAGCGTTTTGAGCTTGTTGAGCAGACAAACCTTGATTGAAATTCTGCCCAATGGCGGCATTTCGTGCAGCGTTTGCGGCTTGTCCTTGACCGAAATTCTGGGCAATGCCAGCGTTTTGCAATTGCTGGGCAGTCACACCTTGTCCAAAGTTTTGCCCAACCGCTTGGTTTCCAAATTGCCCCGCTGCCAACGCCTGGTTAAACCCTTGAGCGTTCGCGGCAGTATCCAGACCGATCCCTTGCAATGCAGCTTGACTCAGCAAATCGTTTTTTTGCTGATTTTGCGAAAGCATGGCGTTTTCATACGCTTCTCCACCAGCAACTAAACCTTGGTTTGCAAGCCTCTGCCGCATTGCTGCATCAGACTTTTCAAGCTGCGGAGCCAAACGGTTCATAATCGCTTGCTGGCCCGTCATTCCTGCGCTGACCGGCATGGCGGCAACGTTGCTTGTGTTTAGACCGCCGCTTGCGAATCCGTATTGCCCAGACTGCGGCCCGCCACCTGCGTATCCGTATTGCCCCGCTCTCGGGCCGCCGCTCGACATTCCATACTGCCCCGCTTGCGGCCCTGCATTTACTCCTTGCGCGTTAACGTTCGCGCCAGCCATACCGTATTGCGAAAGCTCGGGCGCTTGCGAAATCTGCCCCGCGTTGACGTTTCCGCTTGCTTGACCGTATCTGCTTAGATCCGGCGCTTGAGAAATCTGCCCAGCGTTGCCGAGGTTTGTCTGAAGCCCTGCGAGGTTTGGATTAAAGCCAGTTCCAAGCACCTTGCTGGCAGTCCCTAGCCCTTGCTCACCTAGCCCTGCAAGAGCGGTCTGTACGCGTTGCTGCGCGTCTAAAGTCTGCTGTGCTTGCGGGGTCAGGGTTTGCGTAATTGTTGGCTGGTCGCCGCCCGTGGTGGTTGTGTATTGTTCCCTCGTGGGCGCGTTCGTCCCTGCCGCCCATTGGTTCATTGCATTCTGATAGCCAGCGGTATCGAACCCTTCCTCTGTGTAGAATTGGTTCTGCATCGGAACCGCCCCGCGTGGGTTGGCTTGATACGCAGACATTGCTTTGTCGTAATTTGCCTGGTCAAAACTCGGCGTTCCAAACGTTACCGTCTGGCTTCCAAGTGGGCCGGAAATGTTGGGATTGTTCATCCGCCCCTGAAGACGGGCAGTTTCAACGTTCGCCGCACCTTGGGCCGTTGCCGCTCCAGCGTAGTCAGGCGCGGCGGGGGGTGCTGGACTGTCTTTGCCCATTGCAATCTCCTAAAGTGACGGAAAACGATTTAATGCGTTCTGCATATCGATCTCCTGTGTACCGGCACGAATCCCGTGCCAGCGTCAAAAATACAATGTCACCGTCTGGGCGACCGTCTTTGATTCTGCCTTCTTCGACAAAACCCATCTTCTTCACTAGCCGCAAGCTCTCGTCGTTGTCGCTTCCGACCGGCACGATAATCTTGTCCACTTGGCACACGTTGAACGGGTAATCAAATATCGCCGCTAGGTACTTTGGCGTTAATCTTCCTTCAACCGCTATGTGGCACCAGATGCTCCGGTGGTTCCAGTTCTCGTAGATCACACCAGCAACAAGCTCTTCGTCACGTTCAAGACCGATTGCGGTAGATCGGCCCTCAAAATACCCGCCACGCACCCGCTTTGCGACCCAATGGCCCACGCCCGCCCGAGTGGTTATATTCCAGCCCATCCGCTCTGGTACACAATGTCCGTTGAGGCCCACTCTATATGCAGACCCTGAGAACTGCTCTTTAGTTGAATCCCGCCGCAATAACCCAATCCTGTAATCCCTTGCCAGTTATTCGTTATTTGCAGCCCTGTACCCCAGATGGACGAATTCCAAAGGGATGTGTCCCAAATCGCCACAGGACTGGGAGAAAACGACAACGTTGCGGTTGTGTCTGCAAGGTCGAAATCGACGTTCATTCCAACCGCTACAGAGGGAAGACCGTCTGTAAACAGACTAGGCCGCGCTCTTGTAAAGTATTTCTTTACACCGCGAGACTCAAAATAATTAAACGCTTGCAGCGCAACGGTCGTGATGTTGTTCGTATTGTCGATATAGTCTTCATCCCAAGCCTTGCCAACAAAGCCATTGCCGCCGAAATAAGGATCGTCGTTAAACGTTTCCCAGACGTTTGCGTTCCAGCCGGTAAAATTGCACCAGTTTTTTGTGATGTTGTTCATCACATATTGCTCTTGGCTTGAGCCTTGATTAACAGGGACGTTGATCCAAAGCGCGTTATTCTTGGCTGAGTAAAGGATTTCCCATCCAAAATTATTCTGATATGTAGTGAGTGCCGTTGCAATTGCACCTTGGATTTTGTTTGATAGCGCGACTCGAGGATCTAGCCTTGAAGACTGCAACGAGCCAGCCAGAGGGACAAGGCCGTCCATTGTGAGGATGAGCAGATCGCCGCCGTATTTAATCATGCAGCGATTCCCCACGGGAGAACCGAGCTTCCAGACACCGATCAGCGCCCAAGTGTTCGCGCTGGAGGGGTCTGTGCCGCTGTAGACGATCGCTTCGCCGTTGCTGGTGATAAACACAAGGTTATCGTCCACGCCATAGCCAGCGTCAAGCGTCCATGTGTCGAGGTCTGTCAGCGTCCCGCCGTACTTGGCAATGGCGCTTAGATCCAGCACCTGTGCAGCCCCACCGACCGCGTTTACGGGCAGATACCAAGCTTTCAGAGTGTCTTTTTGAATGAACCAGACGCGGCTCTTGTGCAACGCAATATTAGAGAGGGTCGTTGTCGTAACGCCCGTAATCGCAATTGTCGATATTGCGGTGACGCTTGCCCATGTTGCGTTATCGTAAAGCAGCGGAGCATCGACCCCGTTCACGCAGTAGAGATAGCTTCCCCCGGCTGTGGTGACGTTGATATGTTCCCAGCGTGAGTTAGTTAGTCCTGTCTTTACCGCAGCGCCCACGACCCCTGTAGATGTAACGTCATAGATTTTTCCTCCCGCCCAAGCAAACAATTTATCCGCCGCGCCGCTTGAGTAATTAATAAGCGATTCGACTTGCCCTGTGATTCCAGTTACCCATTGGATGTACCCGCCGCGCAGGACAACGTTGCTCACGCTGGGGAAGAAATTCGTCAGTTGAACCGCGTCCAAAGGGTCCATGTTCGCAATCGAATCCCGCGCATTCCAGCCGCCCACGGGAGCAGGAACAGACGCAACCCTGGCTGCGGTTCCTTGGACAAGATTACGGGCCATCAGTTCGCTCCGTAGCCGGAATCCGGGATGTTGTCGTAGCCGATCAAAACACTACCCGGACGCGGCGCGAAGCTCAGGTTCGCAGACGACATATCCAGCGCCATTGCTGCTTCAAGTTCGTAGGCGAAGTTCCTGAACATCGCAGTCGTGTCAAAGCCCTTCGCCTCAAAATACTTCAGCTTCGTCATGAGAACCATGAGGCGCGAGGGATAAATACAGGTATCCGTGTCCACCGTGAAGCTCGTTTTCACCGCACCCGCTGCGCTCAACGCCCAGCCGTTCGACCTGTATTCAAAGCCCAGACATTCGGCATTGGAGAAACCGGGCCAGATTTGAAAGTACGATCCGAGCAAGCGCCAGCGAATCCTTGGGCCTGTAGAGATGTAGCCAGAGAGCAGCCATTCCCATTGTTGGGCGCTTTCAGGGCCGAGCATTTCCCAATGCTTGGATTTGTCCCACATCGTGCGAGGAACAAGGCTTTCGTAGTCGCTGGGCAGGTCGTACTTCATTTTCTGAAAGTACGCCGTTGCAGCCGTCCCAGCGGCAGCGAAGTCTTGATTGACCGTTACCTGCGTTGCAGAATCAACAGAGGCTATAAACGTGTTCTGGTTGATGCCCGTCCCGATGACTTGATAAGTCGTGTCCAGCCCTACGGTGCTTGGGATGCCGGTAATCGTGCGGGCTGCGGTCGTCCACGTTCCTGTCGTGGTCAGGTACTCGGTGTAAAAGATTTTCTGCTTTGTAAGTTCGCGCCAGTCAGCTTTACGCAGCAATTCATAACCGCAAGCGTTCATAAGCGCGAGGATCTGCACAACGTCCTGGTTGGTATTACCGGCGACAGAGGCGGGAGTCGATACCCCGAGTTCGTTCGTTA